TTGACGAATAATAGGAGCTTGAGCAACAAGATTCTTTACGTGTGTAAATCCGACATCATCTAATTTAGCAATTTCACCTGCTTCTTTTTCAATTGTCTTTGAATCAGAGCTAATCAAACCACGAGCAGCTTTTTGATAAGCTAAATCACAGGCTCTCTTGTAACGAACTTTGAATGATTCCATTTCAGCTTTCTTAGCTTGTTCGAAATGTTCTTTTGTTAATTCTTTTGCAAAATCTTTTGATTCTGAATCAACATTATAAAGTTCTTTGTAATAAGCAACAGCTTGTGGATCAACACCATTTGCAATAAGATGTTGTAAATCTTCTTCTGTTCCCTTCATTGCGCCTTCAACAACTAATTGATGAATTGCTTCGGCATCTTTACGAGCCTTCAATGGATTACGGGTCTTGTTAAGAATTTCTTCGTGTGCTTCTGTTCCAGTTTCAACCCAAGCTAAATCTTCTGTAGCTTTTACGTTTGGAGTTTGTGTTCCACCCTTTGGATGTGCTTGTTGAAGAATTGGTCCAAAAGCTTCGCTTGCAGCTAATGCTAATTTTGAACGAACTAAGTTTCTTGAAGCCATACTGCCTATTGGCATTTGCATACCGTCTCCGCAATCTACAACACCTTCTTCTTTTAATAAATCATCGAAAGATGGGGCTGAGGATGTTGATGATGGTTTTGGAGCGTCTAATGATGGAATTGTTCCAGACATTGGCATTGGAGCGCCTGCAGTTAATTCTGCAGCCCATTGTAAGAATGTATCTACTGATGGTCCAAGTTCATCTTTAATTTGTGGATTTGATTCGATCTTAGAAGCAATATCTTTAATAGTATCTTCAAAAGTCTTATCTTCAGTTGCTTTCTTTGATAATAGTTTATTTTGTGCTTTTGCTTGTTTAACTAAATCAGCAGCACCTTCAGCATATACTCTAAATCCTCTAATGATATCAAGGCTATCATTATAAAGAGCAGCAGCTGATTTCATTGCATCCTTCAAAATTGTATCAACAGCAGCGTGATTTGCACGGCTTGTTGCGCTATAAGTTTCACTCAAATCATTTAATTCAGAAGCTTGAGCTGATAACTCATGTGCGGCTTCTCTTGCTGCGCTAATTATATCAGCAGCAATGCCTTTTTGAATTCTAAAAGCAGCCTTGAGACGTGGATCTGATGCAGATTTTGCAACTTCTTCTGTTGATTTTTCTTCACCAGTTAGTTTGCGAACTGCTTCAAGTAAATCTGATGAAAGATTATTAACTTGTTCAGCTAAATCTAAAGCCTGTGATTTTACGTCACCTGTGTCGGCTTCTTGCTTAACATCTTCTTGCTTGCCTTCTGGGGCTGGTGGAAGGGCATCTGGTGGAGGAGACATTGATTCTGGTCCTGCACTTGGTGCTGGTGCTTGTGGCGCTTCTGGAGCAGCTTTTTTGCTTAATGTTGTATATCTTGAAGCAAATTTTGAAACACCTTCTTGCTTTAATTGGGCAATAATCTTATTTCCAAATTCTTGTGAAGCAACTGTTTCAAAAAGCATTGGGTTTCCACCAGCTAATTGATTTACTGTTGCTAATACTGTAACTTCTCCATTTGGACGAACTAATTGCCACTGTGATTTTCCAAGATCACTTGCATCTTTTACAATATGTAATTTAGATGCTGAAGCTGTTCTTTGGTGAGCATCTTTAATAGAATCATCACCAGACATTAATCCTGTTGTTCCTTTTACTTGATCTTTAATACGTGTAGCATCAAGATTCATTGTTTGTTCTGCACCTGGATCAACTGGATATTTTGTTTTTTCAGATGTTCCTTGCATATAAGCAATCTTATTGCTTAATTGGTCTTTAATTAACTCTAAAGCAGCTTGACGACGTAATTCACGTTGTTCTAAAGATGCTCTTGAAAGTTTTTCTTTGATAGCTTCGTCGCCATCCATAAGACCATCGGTGCCATTAGTTTCATCTTTAATGCGTGTTGCATCAAGATTTTTAATCTTATCAGCTTCTGGCTCGACTGGATATTTCTTTGGGTCTTCTGTACCTTGTGGATATGCTTTTTTTGTAATAGCCATTGATTTTCCTAAACCTTTTGTAAATTGTGAAATAGAACTCATACTCTCCGTTATACCTTTCAAAACCTTCCTCATAACTTCTATATCACTAGCAACTTTCGCTGGTGGATAAGTTGGAGCTTGTTCTACTTCTTCATCTTGTGTTGAAGAAATATCTCTCACATCTTCCTTATCTAATTCTTTATTTGAAGATTCATTATTATTGCCAGAATTTTTTTCTTCTTCTGGTTCATTTTCTGAAATTTCCAATGCTTTATCCGTAAAATTTTTTAATTTTTCTTGAATTTCATCGATATTAGATTCGCCACTTTGAGTAACTGTAAAACTTAATTTTTCAGCCTCATCAGATATTTGTTTTATTTGTTCTAATGCTTTAGTTAATTCTTCTCTAAAAGTTTCAATACTATTTGAAGAAACTCCAACAGTTTTTGATTCATTTAAAGCGTCCTTTGTTGAACCAATATTTGCTACAAAAGTATCTGCTTTTTTAGCAATATATTCATCCATTGCCATAACAGAGCTTTCAGCAGAAGCAATAATTTCTTTTATTTTTGCTTTTTGATCAGCACCAATAACAACAACAGATAATTCAATTGGTTCTAAGTCTAAATTTATTTCTCCATATGTTGATTTTGTTAACATATGTTGACAAAAATCTCTTTCTGCTTTTGCAACTTTGCCACAATCATAACATACTGCACGACCAACGCCAGTTCCCATTGAAACATCAGAAGAATATCCAGTAGCAACTTTTCTTGCCAATTCTGGATAAGACTTTTTGTCAAGAGCACATAAAGCAACAACACGCTTTAATTTATTATCATACCAAGTATCAACAATAAAGCCTCTTACGTGATCAATAGAATCTGATTTATGATCAACGCATAATGGTTTATGAATCCATTTTTTATGATGTGCTATTAATTCAGATTCTGGAAAAATATCTGATCTAGAATTTTTATATGCTTTAATGCTTGGATCATTTGAACAAAATTTTACTCCACCATTAGGAAGCTTTTCCCACCAAACTTTAACATCTTCACCAGATGCAGTTTTCTTTGGACTTCCATCATCATTAACTGCATTTCGTTCTGCAGCATGCATCATTACAGCAATGAAATATAAGAAATCTTCTGCTTTTGGAGCAATTTTCTTCATATGGTTTGCAATCTTAAAGAACTTATCTTTAACTTCAATGTCTTCAAAAACATCACTTGCCTCTTTTATAGCAAGAATTGTTCCAGCATCACCAAGTTTAATTATAGGATAATCTTTAGATTCTAAACCGTTAAATTTAATCATTTTGTTCCTCAGTATTTTCCTGTTGTTTCTTAACCTTTTTCTTCTTTTTCTTAAGGTCTTCTTCTTTTTCTACAACTTCTTTGTGAACATGAATAATTTCACCATCGCCATACTTTTTAAACATATTACTCCTTACTCTTTAAATCATTATACCAATTACTATTAAGAATGTTCTGATTTACATAAGAACCAACTCTATCATCTAATATATCTCTTATATTAGAAGTTTGACTGAGAATATTTCCTATTAGCTTTGTTGTATTTTCAATAAATTTATTATCTTTTAAATTATCAAAAGATTTTTCAAAAGCCTCTAATAAATCTTTTAATTCACCAACACTATTAATAAAAGAATCTATAATTTTCTGTAATTCTAAATCAGAACTAAAAAACTCAGCTTTTTTTAGAAAAGTAAATGATGATAAAACGAAATCATTATAATTTTTTAAAACTTGATCTCTATAATCTCTTAAAAATTTTCTTGAATCCCAAACTTTATTTTCTTCTGTATTTGGAAATTTTTCGAATGCAGTTTGTAACATTCTTGCATGATCATCAGCAATATCAAGCTTTTCAATTACTGATTTAGATAATTGAAGACACTCTGAACCAATCCTTTTAGATTTTTCAGGCATTGGCATTGATAATGGAATATCTGCTATTTTATTCATACTGAATTAAATGCTATATTAATGATAAGCGTTTGAATCGAAAATAAATCCAGACCCATAATCTGAATAATCATTATCTAATTTTCCTATTTGAGGAACGCCTTCTTTAGCATTTTCAGTTTTTTCATCTTGATTTTCTAAATAAGTAAATGGTCTATAAGTTAATCCAAATGGATATGATCTTGGTGGTTCCCAAGTATTCATATCTATATTGCTCAACATATGTGGGCTATGAATATCTAAACTATCTTCTCTTGCCTTTTGTACTACAGTTTCATCATCAAGACTATTCATATCTTTACTATAAGACCTAATCATTTTTTTCATAATATTTACTATATGAGGATCTACACCACGACCAAAACCAAAACTTTCAGCTTCTTTTATTGCATCCTCTGGAAAATATCCTAAATATTTTACTTTTAATAACGCAATAATTAATCCTGTTCTATCTTTACCAAATTTACAATGAACATAAGTTGGCTCGCTTAATAATAATCTTTGTAAATTTAATTTGTCTAATAATAATAAAGATTGTTTACTCATATCCAAAGGAATTATTACGTGATTAATTTTTAGTTTCTTACAAATTCTATCTATTTTTTCACCATCTGCTTTATCTAAACTAACAATTTTTGTAATACCCATATTATGAAGTTTTACTACATCTTTATCATTAGGTGCAGAGCCTCTATATAAATTTTCAACAACATGTTTAAAATTATGCATTGTTAGCTCTCAAATGTTGCGTCATAGCATTTAATACATTTCTAATAAATTGTGGAGATTTGCCCATTAAAGTAGTTTTAATAAGAGTAATAGCATTTCCTATTGCTGCACCTCCAGGTAAATTTTTACTTGATAGTTCTGACTCATTAAGATAATTAATTTTATTAATCATATTTTCAAGAACACGTTTTCTATTTTCTGGTTTTATTCTTCCCATTAGAAATAATACCATATTACCTAAAATTCTCGCAGTATTTATAGGGTCATCATATTGAGCTTGTTTTATTATTGGTAATTTAATATCATATTTTTCTTTTAATCTTTCAATTACAATCTTAAGACAAATTTCTTCATTTACTTTGTCATTAGAATACATTTCATCAAATATTTCTTTATATAATCTAACAAAATCATTCATAAAATCTTTTTCATTATTTTCATTTAACTTTCTCATTATTGCAGAATATGATAAGTCATCAATATCTGATAAGTCAATTTCAAATAAGCCATCATCAGCATTATGTTTAAAATATTCTATTTGTCTTAATCTATTTTTTGCACCAGATCTTGAATTATAAGTGCCCATATTTTTACCTTTCTCAGAAAATACTCTATATTTTCCATTTGGTAATTTTCTAATATAAGCTATCTTAACTATTCTTGAACTATAATATTGGTCATAATCAGATGCTGCTGCTTTAAATGCTGATTGCATACTATCAATGCTTGGAATGCTATCAGAAGAAAACGTATTTGTTGGATTTGGTAATCTTTGTTTTGGCATATTTGATATATTTTGTTGACATTGTGGTGGTGGGTTTGATATATTTTGTTCACATTCAGGTGGAATATTTGTTTCGGAGGAATTTTCTTGTAATTCTCTTAAAATATTTTGAAATTCAGCTGATGATCTTAATCTTTCTAAATTATTTCTCATATCACCAACTGTAATTTTGCCGTCTTTATTATAATCAAGACCACGATTTGAATTATATATTCTTACCTCATCTGCAGGAGAAACCTTAGCATATCCATAATAAGTTCCATGCTCTGGTAAATATCCTTTAGTGATCATAAAATTTTCTACTAAAACTGCATCATCTGAACCAGATTTTACTTCTGGTAATAACATACTTGCTGGAACGAAATTCAATATATGCAAATAAGTAGCATCTTTTGGCATACCAAAAGCTTTAAAAGTAGAATCAAACATTCTTTCAATATATGGAAGTTGTTCTTCAGCAGATAATTTAGAAAATGCTTCTGGACCTTGTGTCCATCCAATTTTTGGTAAATTAAATGATATTATTTGAGACAATCCGGCGGCACCATTTTGACCATGACCAGCATCAGATTGAAGTCTTGTTTCATTATAAAATACTAATAATAAATCTTCTGGTGTAAGATTATATTTATTTGCAAGCTTTGTTAAAGCATTATAAAAGTTTGGACCTAAATTTAGTTGAGGCATATTAAAATCCGAATATAATGATACGAATTTAATACTTTAAATATAAAAACCAGCTATAAAACTGGTTTTTATTTTTATATTCCTGGTGGTGGCGGAGGCGGATTTTCGCCTTCTGGCGCTGGACCTGGAAGACCGCCTGGAGGCGCTTCTGAGGGTCCGCCCGGAGGTCCGCCCAAACCAGATGATCCCCCACCTACACCTGGCAAGCCTCCGCTTGGACTTCCAACTATCGGATCACCTGTTTCTGTATTAACATCTTCTACAATTTCAGTATCATCATTAATTGTTCTTAATTTAGATAAGCTCATTCCTTCCAAAGCAGCAGCTTCTTTTTTAGCAATTGCTGCAAGAACTCTTTCTTGTCTCATTTTACGTTCTTCGTCTTCTAATTCTAACCCTAATGATCTATAAAGGGTTTGACGGCTTACTCGTTTACCTTCACCTTCTGCTGATAGATCTTTCAAAGAACTAATATAATTATCAGTATCAAATAATGATAAGTGGTTCCATTCTATATCTGGAACTATAAGATGTAGTTCACCATCTTTATTTTCATAAAAATCATGAGCATATGCAACGGGGGCAAATATTTTTCTTCTTAACCATTTAGTTAAAACATTTCTAAATGTCATATATCTTTGTTTTAATACGTCAAGAGAAATTCCACCATTAGCATAAGAAATATCTGCAGTGCCACCAGTAATAATTACTTCTGGAACCATTAATCCAGTATATAATTCTTTCATTAACTGCGTGTATTTAGTAGAAGTATCATAAATACCAGAACCTTTAGCTATCATTTCTACTTTTACAGCATCGTGTGTAATAATTTTAAAATTCTTATTATACATTGCTTGTTCAAAAATTTGTCTATATGCTTCTAATGCGTCTGGACCTAAACGAGCATCAGTAGATCCAACAGATATCATCATCATTGGATTAATCATATCTTGAAACTGTACATATTCTGACTCTCTAATTAAATCCATTAACATTAATTGTTTAAATACAGAATTTACTAAACCAGTTCCACGAACATTAGAACTATCTAAAACTCTTGATATTTGAGAAATATTAAAATTATGTAGTTTTATGTTTTCACCACGTTTAGCGGCTTCAATTACATATCTTGGTAATTTTTCTCTTTCTTGAACATCAGATTTTTTATTTGAATTTATTATTGTTTTAAGACTTTCATCTAATTTAATGAAAATATCTGGATCTGGACCTAAAGTCTTTTTAACTATAACATAGTCTGGATTTTGTAAAAATAATCTTGACCAAGTTCCCTTCATTTCATCCCATTCAGCATATGGGAAAGCTTCTCCTAATAACCAATAAGATTGAGCAATATCGAGACAAACATTTAATAAGTTTAATTCATCAATCATATCTCCAAAGAAATTCTCAGCCTTTTTATTCTTACACTTTATACTTAATTTAGATATTGGATAAAATGTATGTAAATTAATTGCATTTTGAACAACCGGATTTAGAATGAAAAAAGCTCTTGCCCAAGCATTTACCAAGTCCTTTGTCCTTGGCAAATTCATATTTTGATTTTGTATAAATGGAGAATAAATTTGTGGAGTTAATTCAACTGTATTTCCAGAACCGGCATATCCACCAGAGCCTCTATTTCCTCCTCCACCAGTAAAATCATTTAATGAATATGGACTTGCTGTTTTTATCATTCCACCAGATACAGCAACTACTCCTGCTCTGGCGCTTTTAGATGTTCCTTGAAATTCACCATTATTAATATCTGATTCTAACATCATTTGTCTTTCTTTTGATAATGACTTCAATGTTTGAGTAGATATAAATGGTCTATCATCCATTTGTGCGGCATAGTGTTCTACGTTAGTCATCGTAGATCCAGCTTTCCACATTTGTTCTTGTTGTCTTGTTGGCATATTTTCCTAAAATTACTCTTTAATACAAATATATCAATAGAAAGGTAAATAAGCACTTATGATTGTGGGCTTTGGTTTTCCATTAGTAAGATTTTCTCTATTTGCAATTAAAGATTCTGTAAAAGCATTTGTTGCAATAAACTTATAAGCTAAATAAGCATTTAATAATGCAGCAAATCCGTCAGTTGTTCCAGCTTTAATATATGTTTGTGTAGCCATTCCATTTCTTTGAACTGCTTTCAATTCAACATTTTCACAATGTTCCATAAGCCATCTAACAGATTCATAATTACCCAAAGGAAATTTTACTTGACCATTTTTTAATTGTTTTATCATTTCTTCATAATAAAAATCTTTATCAAACATTATTTCTGGTGGATTTCTATCTGGTTCATAAGAAACGTGATCATTCATTTTTCCAAGCGCACGAGATGTTAAATATCTGTCTCCATATTTTATATGAAGAACTTCACAAATGTCTTGAGCGTGTCCTATGTCAGCTACACACAAATTAACAGAATAAGTTCTCATTAACTGATCTATTATTTGTTTTTTGCTTTCAAAATCATTTTTATCAAATTTACAAGAAAAAGCTATAAAAAATAATCCAGGATGTTCTTCAACTAAAATAACAGCAGTAGTATATGATTTTCCTTTAAATTTTGCATTATCTGGATATAATTTCTTTTCTGCATCGCTTTTATCACCAAAGTCAATACCCATTACTACTAATTTTTGACCTGGTGGAATACTTTTTATGTAATTTCTTTCATGAACACCACAAACTCTAATAATTTCTTCGACAGTAATTGGCGTAGAATCACCATCATAAAATTCACCCAAAACTTCATTCTTATAAGCTCTTTCAGAGTTAGTTGGATGAACATCTGGTTTTTCAGCAATTACCATTTCTTTTGTTATATGTGGCATATATAATTGGTTTATATGAAAACCAACAAACTTAACAGCAGGATCATTAATATCTCTTGTTGCTACCCATTTTCCACGTGCAGCCGCTTTTCTTTTATCTTGCTGATGACCACAATGAGTACATTGAACAATAAAATCTTTAATCCAAATAGTTTCCCACTCATTTGAATCATAAGTATATAATGGAAAAAATTCTTTACATTTTTCACAACCAAGATGATAATATTGTTGTGAACTTGCTATCCAATATTTATGAAATGGACTTCCTTTTCTTTTAGGTGTACCAAATAATAGTTGGGCACCACTACCAATTCTACCATAGTTAGCTTGATTTAACATTTTAGTAGAATTAGCTATTGATTCGGCAGACATATCCTGAATTTCGTCACCTATAAATACATCTACTGTTTTACCTCTAAGCCTTTCTCCTGTCAATCCTGTATATTCTATAAATATATGGTTATTATAATTAAAATTTTTTAAATATATAGAAGATTCCTTATTATATTTTGTCATAAGATAAGGAGTTTTTTGGTTTGGCTTATCAGAAGGAATCAACATTGATGATTCCACCATTGGCATAAATTTAGTTTTAGAAAATGTTTCAGCTATATGCTTAGATGGAAAAGCATGTATTACTCTAATTGATTTATTATTTTTACCAAAATTATCCATAAAAAACAATTCTATAACATTAGCCATAGTACTTCCACCAGTCTGACGGCTTTTTAATAGAACCATTGGTTTTGAATTTTGTTTTATAGATTCTATCCCTGCATATCTATAAATATCTTGAAAAGGTTTCCAAGAGTCAGAAAAATTAAATATTCCTTGCTCGGCAGTAGGACTATCTATTCTAAGATATTTTTCTGCC